TTTCCTGTAACCCCTCGCTACAGGATAAAGAGACGAAGTATTATACTGCCTACGTAGGTCTCGGTTGGGAGCAGTGTGTAATTTTATTTATCTTAGCATATCGTAACAATTGTGTCAACACATAAGTATAATTGCCTAAATGAGAATCAGTAAAAATGATGACAGTTATAAGTTTTACTTATGTTTTGGGTAAATTAGGTGTCAAAACATTTTTTGTTACATAATCTCTAAATGATGCTCCCCAGTCCCAGACATGCATAACATACGCTTCTTTTGGTAAATCAACAAGACCAAGGGATCTTTTCAATCTTCTTACCCAAAAAGAATTGTTTCTATTACTATCATAATTTCTTATAGTACCTCTCTCATCTCTCTTCAGAGCCACCTTATCTTGAATAGAATACTTACCGTTCACAGATTTGATGGTGGTGGGATCATACCACCACTCACCCTTAGGTAACCACATTTGAGTTGCTGGATCTCTCACCTCTTGCCAATCGACTTGCCATATCTGATGCTCATCCTGTATACCTGTAATTGGTCTTATATCTTTGAGTAATTCATAGCACTCCCCCACAATCTCACTGTAATTATTCTTCTCAGTAAAATGACCTGCTTGAGGATGTCTTTTATTTCTAGCAGATTTTGATGTAGGTGATGTAAGATCAATTCCTATTGTCTCCCAGTTGTGTATCCTACTCCACTTCAGACCAGTCAATTGCCTTGCACAATCAAATGATATCTGATCCCTATTAGATCCTATCTTACTATACTTCCACCACAAATCATGAAACTCTGCCATCTCATCATCTATTTGTCTCCATATACATGTAAGAACTGGTGAACAATATTTTTTGAAATCATAATCAACTTTTCCCAACGCATCCACAAGTTCAAGCATCTGATCTCTGCTATTGAAATTAGCACCAAATCCTTCCATGATTTCATTATGGAATGTAAACCTATGTGGGTGTAACATGTGAGTCAATGGCACCTCTTTCAGTATTGCTTTAGAATTATCTACCCACTCTTTAGTATGCACATAACATCCATCCAACCACACTGTTTTAGATCCGTATGGAAATAATTTGTGTGGACATAATTTTGCATAGGCAGATAGTCTTCTAGGATCACCGTCTACTTCATCGTAAACAAACTTAGGTATGTCTCTGAACTCCCATGCTCCTTTCTTATCAACCTTACCATCAGTAAAGCAGACGTATTTGACATCAGGATCATAGTACATATCATCGGGTATGGTATCATACCAATTTGTTATGCTGGTATAGATTATGATTTGATCCTTCTCTGGATCATCCCACTCAATAGCATATGAGTATACACCTGCATCACCATAGAAAGGTTCACCTGTGATGCGATCAGTTCCTGTTCTAAAATAATCTTTCCAATCATATAAACCTGTTACCTCAGTCAATAGATCTATAAACTCTATAATATCAACTTCATCTTCGTAGTATAAGTAATCTCCTGTTCTATTATCCCACCACTCACCCTCTGGACTTGCATCTGAAAAACGATTTATAAGATCCCTTGAATACACTGTCTCAGATTTTTGTGGAACAAGTTGATAAGCAACAGAGAATGAAAGTTGATCTCTTATACCACCCCTGTTGTACCACTTCCACCAAGTCTTATTGAACTCATGATCATTCCAACTTCTCCAAATTATTGTGCATAGAGGTGAAAAATATTCTTCAAAATCAAATTGTGTTTCTGATAGTTCAGTTGTAAACTTTAGTACATCATCTGGATCTACCCACCCTTTACTAACATACTCTGCACACTCCTCAAGGTATGTGTGTTTGTGTGGATGCTGCATATATGTGAACCCACCTCTACCTATTATCTCCTCACTCAATTTCTTGAAGTCATCATTGAGTAAGTGAACTTTAGATGCATCGATGTATACACTAGGTCCTTCAAAAGGACACAGTATTTTATCCTTCCTACTACTCCTTACTGGATCACCTAGATCCTCTACCTCTGTAATGACTTGCACCCAATCTGGTGCTTGAAGATCTTCAATATAATTGTTGGTGTTTATAGTATAGTAAATCATAGTACTCCACTCTTAGACATCATAAATTCATGATCATACTTTGTATATAGTTTGGGATGTAGACCTGTAATTTTTTTCAACTCTTGTAGTAATTCGTCTTTCCTCTGGTACTGTTTTAGATCTCCTCTCTGTGGATGTTTACCTATTCTACCAAACTTATTATGATAACCTAAAGGTATACCTGCTTGTTCTCTATTCTCAATGATTGATGGTATCACATCTGATTCTTTCAGTGCCATATCAAATGCAATTTGATCTCTATTACATCCTACAAGTGACCACTTGTACCATGACTCATTGAACTTATTGATCTCTGGTGATATAGTTCTCCACATTATAGTACCAAGTGGACTACTATATTTTTTGAAATCATACCCTGCATCCTTCAACTTCTGTGTCAAAGTTATCGCATCATCAAAAGAAAAGAATGCACACATAAATCCTTCTAATATTTCATCGTAGTATGTGAATCTTGATGGGTGTCTTAGTATTGTAAAGGGGAAACATGTTCCACTCATCCTAAGAAACTGAGGGGTATGTTTATAGCATGCATCTACCCATATTGTTTTTGATCCACTGGGAAAAAATAGATGTGGATTCGCTTTGGGATAGAATGATAATCTCCTTGGGCAATCAATATCAACATCTAATTTTATATACTCCCATGGTGTTATAGATGTGTCTATCGTACCATCATGGAAACAAACATACCTTACACTAGGATGATAGTAATCTGACACCAGATTATCATATCCATTTGTGATGCATGTGTATACAATTATGTCACCTACATCTGTAAATGTATTTGTATTGAATGTCCTCTTCTCTATTGGAAATATCTTACGTATAGAATCAATGATGTCATCAGTAGGTTCATGTAATTTGTATGACTCACCATAAGATTTTACTCTACTACTCTTAGTCATATCGATAGCAAGATCAATTCTATGTGCCTTGACAACTAGAAACTCTGCGATAGAACTTGATACTTGATCTCTATTCACACCATTATCATACCACTCTCTCCATACTTTTCCCCACTCTATAACTTCTGGAGTTAGTCTCCTCCATATAGCACAGTTGATTGTTTGATCATAAAATTTGATTGGATATTTTACTTGCTTGATTTTTTTACACATATCAAGTATCTCATCTCTAGTAGAGAACCCATGGTAATATAGTTTCTCAAACTCTTTGATGAGAGTTCTCTTATCAGGATGTCTTTGGAGAACAAAGTCATGCTCCTCAAAAATAACTTTTGAATATTCTATCAGTTCAATTGTTATAGTATATGATGCATCAATCCATACTGTAGTATCATCAGCATCAAAGTATAAGTGTGGACAATGTTTAGGGTGATATGATTTTCTTACTGGACACTCTTCATCAATCTCAATCTTTATATACTCCCACCCATCTGTGTCTGGTTTGACACCATCATAGAAACATATAAATTTTACATCTGATTTAGGTGGTGCAGATAGTTTATCATACCCATTTGTAATTGAGGTATAAAATATCATCCATTCAATTGATCTTTTGGTTGTAGTTGCCCTGACAACTCTCCTAATTTTCTATTTGTTACTTCACCTGGTTCACGAGAGAACCATCCAGTCGCTATGTATTTTGATGTACTACCTGTAAGAAATGCACCTCTATGTACATGAGTATATGTTGCAGGCCATAATACTATAGTTCCTTTCTTTGGTTGGAATGATACCTCTTGATGGAAGAAATCAGTAGCACCACCACACTCACGAGGTACATCATTTAGATATATCATCCATGTCAAAACTCTATCACGGTATAAGAAAGAACCATTCTCTGAATGCCATATGTGATACCCACCACCAGAGTTTGTCTTCTGTACCTTGCATGTCCAAGAAGAAACAGGGTCTGATGAATCTAATATTCCTTTCCATTTGCTTGCATATAATTCAAACGCTCCACCCACTGCCCGATTGACTTCCATCGCAAGAGAAGGATCACAAATCTCAAGATATAATTGTTGATCTTTTCTACCTAAGTCACCTTTCTTTCCAAACTGTTTGCTTCCATCACTTGTAGGTGAGAGTGTAAGTTCTTTACCTGCCACCTCTGTAACTTTGACTTCTTCTATATGTTTCTTACTATACCAAAACTCAAATGAATCTATTATAGCATCACAAAAATCCCACTTGACAAAATTATCAAAGACACCTATGGCACCATGGTCAACCATACCTGTAAAATCAGGTTGTTTGTAATCATCTATCACTACCTCAGGCACCATTTTTTAGTTCCTCCTTTCCTTGATTTATGTAGACCTGTGGTGGTATTCTACCACAGTATTCATCTAGTTGCATGACTTCTTGTATTTTTACATCAGCACCTTGCTCTCTCCAAAAATCAGTGAGTGCATGGTTACTATTCTTATGAAAGATTTCTATATGTTCTTCATGTATTGCAGAACCCATATCTAATCTGTAATTGAATAGTGGTGTAGCATATGATTTACCACTGTCAAGTATCAAGTCTTCGGAGACTGCTCTTGGTCTGATGTTTTGGTCGATTTTCCATTGCGATCCCCTGCTGTGAAGTTTGAGAAGTTTAGTTGCATGATGACGAGTAATAAGGTAGCAAGCAGCAGAAAAGTCATTGATAAATCTATGATGTAATTTTAATGTTATACCATTAGGATTTATAATGGTCAACTGTAAGCAATCAAATGCCACAGGTAATCTACGTCTTACATCTTTCCATGTAAAATTCCAATGCCCTGCTAGTGATAGATCAACATCATCTTCCATGATAAAAATCTCATCATGGTCTGTTTCTTCTACAAAGTGCTTGAGTGCAGACAGATGTGACATGACACATGCTATCTCACCATCATTCATACTAGGTGGTACAGTTCCCTTGAGGTATGATTCATACTCAGCACCATCTATACCAGAGATCCTATGGTGATCTTTAATCTCCCAATAGTCAAACTGTTCCTCCATATATTTTTTTCTCTCAGGAAATCTGTCAAGATTTATCCACAAGACAGGAGGGAAGTGTGCTAACTTGAATACTGCTTTGTTCTTATCCATTTCTCCTCTTGATATAATCTACCTCTTTATAATAATTGAGTAGAGATTTCTTACCTTTTACTTTCAGTTCCTCCCATAGTTTCTTGTTGTCTTCACAGTAAGGATTATTGAACCATGAGTTCTTTGTTCTACCATGCTCAAGATGGAATACATTTTCGGTCAACCTTGCAACACTTGATAATAAATTGAATCTAAAATATCTCTCATCATCTTCATATCCATATGCTATAAAGTTCTCATTCTCACCACCTAATTTTTTATACTCTTCAGTATCAAAGAACTGACAGAATCCATACTTAGCATCCCACTTTCTCATTTTTCCATTGAATGCTTCAAAGTTGAATCCACTATTGATAAATGCGGTTGCATGATCATCAGCGATGTGACATTGGTATTGATACTCACCAAGACCGTATGGATATACAACTTTTACAGGTTGACCACCCTCTGCATCAGGATGAACCCACCCCTTCATAATCATATTAGTTGCGTTGATGTATGAATCAAGTGGTAATATAATATCACTATCATAATTAGCAACGACTGGTGTTTCCACCATCCACAACATGTCATTCAATATTTTTGTTCTATGAAAAGTAAACTCATCACTCTGCTCAAAAACATGATGTATGCTTGCAAGCATTTCTGGTTCAAGTGCTTGTTCTAGTAATGGTTTTACATCACGTAAATATACTGACTCTTTATCTACCTCCTTGACTATAATTCTACATGCAAAATTACGTGTGAGATATATCAAAGTGGTTATGATATTTCTCATGCGATCAGCAGTCTCAATTCTAAGAGGTATGATAAACGTACACTTGAGAAGATCAAATCTTTTTACCTCTTGTCCTTCAATCATAATACCTCCCAGTTATCACAGTATAGATCAGATGTATCATGGTTTTTAGTGTATCCTGTACCAAACCATTTCTTTGGTGCGATGATTTTCTTATCAGGATTCTTACTCAACCATGATCCCCACCATGAAAATGATGAGTTGGCAATGATGAAGTCGGAACAAAGACTCATCATGCACAGGTCTGTAAGATTATCTCCACCTTCTGAGATAAGGAACCTATCATCAGGGAACTCAGAACTACACCATTTAGGATCATCAGAAAAAATAATAACGTTACGTTTAGAATCAAACTTTGACAATGCAGTGTCATAATATTCTTTGGGGCAAGGTGGGTGGTTGTCACAGTTTTGTATGTAATCACCACGACGAACGTGTAGTGCAATAGGATCTTCAACAGTCTCGATCATGTCCTCACATGGGAGTTTAATCTCATTCTTAAATTCAAAGTCTTGTCTTATTTCTTCTTCTATATTATCAAAGTATTTTGTGCTCTGCAAATATGCATAGACATTGTGTCCGTCAGGCATATTATCATACAAGTTCTGATCGAAATGGAAGTGT